CGGCACCCAACCTGACAATGTACAAGTTGTAAAAGCGCAGCCTGTCCGACTAGGCTCAATGGACAATTTTTCAACACAATTACACAAATTGCTAGTTTATGTTGAAAACGGTGGCAAAATTCAGGCATGGAACGCCATGTTTGAGTACGCCATCTGGAACTGCGTCTGTGTGCCTAAGTACGGCTGGCCAGAACTAAAACTAGAGCAGTGCATTGATACCATGGCTATAGCAGCAGCCAATAACATCCCCCAAGCTTTAGATGACGCTGGTGCCCTTTTAGATGCTCAATATCAGAAAGACCCCATTGGTAAAAAGCTAATCCAAAAGCTATGCAAACCAGGGAGAAAAGGCGAGTTTAATAATGACCCAGAACTTTTAAAACAGCTGTTTGAATACTGTGCCCAAGACGTGCGTACAGAAATGGCTATAGGAAGCGTTTTAAAGCCTCTTACAGCTCACGAACAAGAAGTCTGGTACCTCACCCAACGGATCAACCTAAGAGGCGTTCCTGTGGCTCCTAATGAGCTCCAAAACGCTGTCCTTGCTGTAGAGCGGGCTCAAGGTGCTTTAGACGATGAATTACTGGCTTTGACGGGGTGCAAACCATCAGAAAGAACCAAGCTGTTAGGTTGGCTAAATGCCCAAGGTGCCGACATGGCAAACCTTACAGCTGAGACAGTTGCGGCTAAATTAACTGATGAGTTATTATCTAAAAATGTAAGGCGTGCTTTAGAGTTACGCCAAGAAGGAAGCCAAACTAGCGTGGCTAAGTACGCTAAAATGTTGGAGATACAATGTGAAGGAAAGATTCGGAATACACTGGTATATCATGGCGCTAGTACTGGCCGCTGGGCGTCCCGTGGAGGACTTAATTTACAGAATATTGCGCGTCCCACTTTGGAAGATGCTGCAATTGAGGTGGCAATACCACAAGTATTTGGTAAAGGAATGGGGACTATGTCAGAACTCTCCTCCCTCGTTAGATCAGCAATTAAAGCTCCAGACGGCAAGACCTTCGTTGACGTGGATTTTAGTTCAATTGAAAACCGAGTTGGGGTTTGGCTCGCAGGACAAAACGACAAAGTCGAGCTCTTTAGAAAAGGACTAGATGAATACAAAGCGTTTGCTTCGTCCTCGCTTTATCAAGTCCCCTACGAAGAAGTCACCAAAGAACAAAGACAAATAGCCAAGTCGGCTGTGCTTGGCTGTATGTTCGGCCAAGGTGCTAAGGGATTGGTGGCGTATGCTGAAGGGATGGGTGTGGAGTTGACTGAACTGCAAAGTCAAAAAGCAGTGAACGCTTATCGTTCAGATTACTTTAGAGTTAAAGAGTTTTGGTACGAATGCCAAGATGCTGCGATCATTGCTATTCGTAATCCAGATGAAATGCAAGAAGTCAGTAAGCTTCGCTTTATGGTATCTAAAGATGTGTTGTGGATGAAACTACCGAGTGGTCGGTTTATTTGCTGGCGGGATCCCAAGGTCGAGGATCAATTGACACCATGGGGTGACATGAGAGAAGGCATCACCGTCGTTAATCAAAACACTTTCACCCGCAAATGGGGACGCAATAGTTTGATTGGTAGCAGTATCTTTCAATCCGCTGTTCAAGCGACCGCGCGTGACATGCTGGCCGAGGCTTGTTTGTTGCTGGAAAAGAATGGCTTTGAGGTGCTTAACTTGATCCATGATGAAGTCCTCATGTTGGTGGATGAACATCAGGCGCAAACCGCCTTAGATCGTGTGGTCAAACTAATGACCACACCGCCTAAGTGGGCTAAAGATTTTCCGCTTGCTGCGGAAGGTTGGGTAGGTAAGCGTTATCGGAAGTGATTACTCTTCACGGGGATTTTCGTGTGGCCAGAAAATCCCTTCTTGCATTATTCGTTCAATAACAGCATTACGAGCCGCTGGCGAATAGTTTGTTAAGCCGTAGGTTCGTGGAGAGGCTACCATATCGGTTACTATAGATTGTCTAGCGTCCATATCACCTTCATACAATCTTCTTAAAAAATCAGTAGTATATAATCCACGAACCATTTCACTGGCATTTTCATAAGCACGTTGCCTAATTGCATTAACATGATCTTGTTCATCTGGTTCATTATTTGGATTATGTAAACCTTCTCTTACCAATTTATCAATAGCCATTTGGCGAGTATGTTCTCCAAATTTACCTAAACCATATTGATCTGGATGATAATCTACATCATTAATGATAGATTGGATAACATTTTCATCTCCGTTTTCAAACTCTCGTAAATAATCTTCTTCGTATGTTCTACGAAGTTCTAAACTTAATTTTTCGTAAGCTTCTTGAGCCAATGTTGGTGAATTATTTGATTTTTTCGGTGGAGCAGATAAATCAATACCCCTATCAGTTGCTTTTAAAGCAAAATCTTCATCTGTAAAAAACCTTGGAAGTAATTTATTAGCTTCGATGTCATCGAAGAAATTTTCAACAGTATCTGCATCCCAATGAGGATGTTTATCAATTAATTTACCTACTGTGTCATAAGCATTATTCATATCATGAGCACCAGGCAAATTTTTAAAATCACGAACATCAGTTAATTGATCAGCATGTTGATTAAGAAATTTAACCATATGTGGTACATATTCTGGTTTAACTTCTTGATTATCATACCCTTTCATTTCTGCAATATATTTATGATAGGGTTTTTCCCTTTGAGCAATTAAGTCAGCAATTTCTGGATGTAATTGAATTGCATTTTCGATAGCTCGAGTTTTTCCAAAGTTAGCTAAATTATCAAAAAACTCTTTTGCAAATTCTGGTTTATTGTCTTCCAAATAAATACCGATGGCATGAATTTTGTCAGAATCACTTAATTTACGAGGTGTTTCATAGTGCATATCAACACTAGCTTGTGCAATACCTTTAGGATCAAGTAAACGGGCAATTTCAGCTTTACCCCTTTCCAATCTATCCATATAACGTCTAGCATGAGTTTGTTCATATGGATCAGCACCCTTAACTACTTTACCAGTATGCGGCTCAATATACGGACCATGATTATATTCTGGAGTTGGATAATCTGGAGTATTACGACAACCAGCACCAATACATTGTTTTAAATCAATTGTACTTAAACCTAAATCACGAAGTGCTAAATTTTTACCAGTGTCTGTTTGAACATCCTCGGGTCTAATAATATGCATTTTAGAACCATCGTCATATGGCACATCAGATTGAATACTTTCAAAACGAGATTTACGCCAATCATCTTTAGCTTGTTCAACAGCTTCTTTGCTTTTTTGCGCAAATTTGTATTCATCAATTAGTTTTTGAAGAATATTTGCTGGTAAAGCTTTTTGTAAATCTTTTGGTTGTAATTTACCTTGAAGTAAATCATGAAGTACTCTTTTTCTAACAGCAGGAAGACCAGTTCCTTCTTCTACATCATAATGATTTAAATCATTAACAACAGAATATCTTTCTAATTTTGATCCAGCGGGGTATTTTGGATCATCAAATTTAGAATAGGCAAATGTTCTAGGATACAAAGATCTATCTATATCTGCTTCCATGCGTTTTCCACTAGGAGTTAAAGCAGTCTCTTTACCAATATTTGTGTTTAATAAATTTTGGTTAGTATCTCTATATTTTCTTAAAGCACTTTCTCTACCATGTTCAATAATACTTGCTTGTGTTTCGGTAAGTGGTTTAACTTCTGGAAATAAACCTTTAATTTCTCGACCATTTTGATTAAAGAAATTTGAAATTGGAACATTGGCTTCATCAAGGGTTTTTAACATAGGATCTGTTTCAAGACCAGTACCCATTTGATTGGTAATATATTTTTGATAAGGCCCCATTATCCAAGCATTATAGTGCGGTGCCATTTCTTCAATTTGAGCTGGAGTGTATAATTTTTTGTTACCAGCTTGTTCTGCTCCAATATTAAATTTTTCTGCAAATTCATTAGCAGCTTCTTTTGTTAATTCTAAAACCCTCGGATTCTTGCCTACATAATTGTTAAATTCAGGATCTTTTTTAAGACCATATTCATTTAAAAATTCTTCCCAAGCTTGTTGCAATCTATAATTATCCAAAATACTCGGATGATGTTTTTCAAATTGTTTTACAAATGCTTTAACTGGATCATCTATTTGAAGTATAGATAAATGTTTACCAAGTGAGCTTTGTTCAGACAACGGAATGGTGCTTCCCAAGTTAGTTGGCCAGTTACCACCCTTTGGTTTGACAGCATAGTTATAAACTGGAATATCTGGTAGACCACCGGGCATCTTGATGTTACCATTTTCCATAACTTGGTTGTAAGCTATCTCAGCCAATGGTTTAGCCATAGCTGTAGCAGTATCAGTAACACCAGCGGCACGAGACCCCAGTGTAGGATACTCACGCTGTAAACCCATCTTGGCGTTAGCATAATCCATAGGGAAATTACGCACATCCGCAATAGCTGATGTAGCACCAGCACGCAAATCTTCGGGAGTAAAACGAGGTGGGTTATTCCATATTTCTGGTAATGGGCTAATTGGCATAGAAGAGCCAGTGATTGCCTCTGGAGCTTGAGCTATAGTATTAGCTACATTTTTACCAGCTTGGGTAGGAGGGGTGTATTGCAATGCTTGCATTGCTTTAGTTGTATCTCGGTCAAAATTTGCATCAGACGGATTAAAAATCTGTTTACCTAAACCGTATAAAGCTGACCCAGCTACTTGAAACGGAAACTCTAAAGTAGGAATAATACCTTGAACTAAAGCAGCTCCAGGCATGTTTTGATATAATGCCTCAATCGGTTTAAATGCTGTGGAAAGATCTGGCAAAGAACGACTTTGCGCAATTGCTTGAGCATTGTCAAAATTAGATGGTGCACCAGTTACAGAAACAGAAGCGCCGTCCGTTAGGGCGGCTCTCATTTTAGCAATATCGTCAGCCATGAATTAGTCCAGAGAAACTAAACCGCCAGTTGCAACTGCAATCTGACCACCAGCCGCATATTCACGGCCATAGTACTGATCTAACAGTTTATTAATTGCCTCAGCCGATAGTGCTACACCAGCACCACCAATGGTCGTTAATGGATTTTTAACTGGTAAAGATGCCGCAGTAGCTCCAGCCATACCAATCAAATCTAGTGCACCACGACCATAGTCACCATGACGGAAACGCTTCATAGCTTCCATGCCAGTTGTACCAGCACCAAACAAACCAGCCGCTCTTAAATATGGATCTGCCTTTTCTAAATAAGGCATTGCTTTGCTACCCATGCCACGAACAGCTTGCAGTGCACGCTCAGTTGGGGTAAGCAAACCACGAAGCTCTTCAGCAACTTCTGGAGCCATCTGGGTTGGAGTGGTTGCTGGTTTCATATTGGGTGGCAATAGGATGGAATTACCATGAATTTCACCACCAGCAAACTCACCACCAGGGCCAATCGTTTCCATCATACGCTGATTGATATCCAATGAACGCTTGTTCATCTGTGAACCAGGGGCAGCATTACCAGCTAACTTTTGATTCCAAGTACTGTATGGCGTAGCAGGTTCAGTTGGACCAGCTTCAACAGTTACAGAAGCTTGAGGCTGTGTACTTTGAGAAGCACTCGGACCTTTAATACGATCTATAACAGCACGAGTTGCAGCTGGAGCACCTTTATAAAATCCTTTAGCTGCCAAAGCAGTTGCGCCACCTTCCCAAGATGGTGCTTCTTTTTCTTTATTAACAAAGAAGCGTTGGTGGTCGTGTAGATCTTCTTGAGGTACTTCTTCGTATTGAACTTCTCCGCTCATTGTTTAACCCGCATTGGTTTACCATTTTGCCAAATAATTTCGTTACCTTTAGCATCCGTATCTTTAGTGCCATCTGGTGGCGTACCATTACGGATAGCATTTAACTTCTGATCCAAGAATAGACCCCATTTGTCTTCAACAGCTTTATATTGAGGAGATTGCTGAAAAGCAAATGGATCTGGATTCTTTGGATTAGCTCTTTGATAATCTTGCCAAGCTGATGCTAAATCTTTATATTTACCAGCAGTTGCATAAATCATATAGGCATTAACTAGGTTAACTTCCGCTGGCTTATCAATACCAACGTTTTTAGCATTTTGAGCAATCTGTGTTAAGCCTTGACCAATACGAGCACCAGTACCACCGAACTTCTCTTGTGTGTAGTCAATACCTAATGAGTTAGCATGACCTTGGGTTTCTTGACGGCGATTAATAGTATCTTGACCGCTAACTTTTTCTTTTACACCTTCCAAAGCTTGCTCAATAGGTTTACCAGCGTAAGGAATAGCTCCAGCACCCTCTAACAAATAAGCATATGGGCCAGTCTGTTGTTTGTAAGCAAACTCGTCTGGATGCTTAGAAGCATGATCAATAATAGCATTAGCACGACGCTGAATCTCATCAAAGCTTGATGCCATTGAACTAATCTTACCAACAAACTGACCAGCTTCTTCACGCTCTTTTTCTTTGGATTTGAGCTCAGCTTGGTTTTGTTGCTCTTGTTGCTGAAGAGCACTTTGCTGGGCTTGTTTTTGGAACGCTGGATCCATAGAATAATCAATCGATGGGGCTGGGGAAACACTCACTCTTCCTTGTGCTGGAGGAGCGGCTTCTGCACTACCCATGATAGAGCTTAATGCAGTATCTAAAGCACTATTTTGCATACCAGAGCCGGGCATAACTGGAGCGTCTGCTGGATCACCACCAACAGCCATTTGACGAATTGCACCACCATTAGCTTTAGCTTGAACTGGCTGAATCTTAGGTTCACGCAAAACACCTTTGAGCTGTGGAGGAACAATTCCTCTTTCTTGCCAGTTTTGTAAATCCACTTTAGGAATTTTAACTGAGAAGTTTTTGTAGTTACCATTCATGTCGGTACCGCTAACTACAGCATCAACGGTGTCATAACGACCCCAGTTAGCTGCACTTTCAGCTTGGGCACGACTATGGATATCAGAGATTGCCTTAAATGCCGCGTTAAAACCAGAGACATCTGCTTGATCAGAATAGTTCTTTAATGTCTGATATTCGTAAACAGATAATGGAACACCTTTAAAGTTATAGCCGCTAAACGCATTAGGATCTTGCTGTTCACTTTGCTGTGGCGCTTGACCTTGATTCTGCCCCATAGACATTGGTTGACCTTGCGTAGGAGCATTAGCTTGTAAACCACCACGAATGCCACCTAACTGCTGGCGTAACATGTCCACATTAGCAAGACCTAATCCAAGGTTTTGGATTTCTTGTTCTTCTTGCTGTTTTTGCTCAGCACGCTGACGCAGGGCATCCGTTGGGTTATTACGGGCACGAGCAACCATGTCATCCAAAGCACTTTGAAAGCCATGCCATGGGCTGGTTAACTCGTCAACACGAGCTTGCATTTTTTGCAAGATGTTGGATGTACTTGGGCCAGCAGCTAATACTTCAGCTGTACGCTCGGCCGCTGATTTTGGTTTTGCTGGTAATGCGTCTAATCCGCTTTGTGGAGTTTCATTTGCCATATATTATTCCTTAGATTGACCAGCCAGCGCTTGGATCATATGATGGTCCATAATAGTCTGCCGCTGTTTGTGCAGTTTGAGCATTATCTGGGGACAATACAGCAGCTCCAGTACAACCAGCACGAACTGGGCAAAGAGCACTACTACCTCCAAATAAAGAGCAATATAATCCACGCAATGTGCCCGGACCAGTTCCAGTTACGGAAGTTGCCAGTTTACATAATACTGCTGGAGTCCCAGCTAAAGTATTAATTGCAGTTAACGGAGATAATTGGCACTGAGTTGTGCAAGTCTTAGGTGCGTTAATTGCGTTTATAATACTGCTATAGTTTGAAGCTGGTAAGAATGGCGCATTCAATTGTGCCGTACCTGTGTTAAGTTGTGCAGCAATACATTGTGCTCCAACATTACCTAAAGCACCACCAGCGGTTGCACCAGCAGCTTGGTTTTGCAATGCTGATTGCATTTGCTGTGCCGCTAAAGTATCAAACGCATTGGTTTTAGCAGTATTAAGTGCAGTTTGACTACGCAAACCACCAAAGTTACCAGAACCAATATTACAAGCTTGAACTGGAGCAATAGTCTGTGGCAATAGCTGACATAGTTGTTGGCGTTGAGCCGCAAACAAACCGCCTAAAGGAGTGCTGGTATTGGGGGTCATTTGACCAGTAGAAGCACATAAACTAAATGGGTTAGCAGCACCTTGAGCAATAGATCCTAATGCATTAGTTGCCGTTGAAAATGCATTGGTTGGAGCATTTAATTTGTTTACAGCATTTTGAGCAGTAGTCTGTCCAATATTGGCTGGAGCGTTTGCTGCACCAACACCAGCCATATTAATTAAATTTTGTTGGGCAGTTGTATACCAATTGGGTAAAGTCGTTTGGGTGACTTTTGAGCCCGACAGTAGGCTATTTAACCCAGAAGAGCATGTTGTTCCAGCCATTATTTTTTCACCTTCTTTTTAGCTTCTAATAGATAACCCAAAGCACCTTTTGAGTCTGGGGGTAAATGATTTGCATCTGCACGACGCTTATGTTGACGAATGGTTTTTAAGAATTCATCCAATACTTTGGCACCACTGTCATTATCGCCGTTACCTAATGACGATACTACATCAGCGGGAATAACAAATTCCCCGTTAGCTAACATCGCTGGGATGGAATCCGATGTACCATCACCAGCACCTTTAACATAAGTATTTTTTAAACCACCTTCGCTATAAAACTCTGGATGGTGTTCATGTACCTCGCCACCTTTTTTATAAAGATGAGCGGTAGAACCATGAGTTAAATTAATACCCATATCTTTCATGGAAATAGGATTGGGATTACCATGTGATGTGCCTGGGCCTTTAACTGGCTCGCATACTCCACTACCTTCACTATAATGAGGTACCATCTGACCGCCAGTGTTTGCATTTTGAATTTCTTGCAAAGATAATGGATTGTAAGCTGTGGATAGAGCAGAATCTTCAGTTGCAGCAACAGATTCATTTGAAGGAACCAATGAACCTAAAGCACCTAAAGTTGTAGGATTGCCTTTCATGGTTCCAGCGGCTAAAGGAGTAACGCCAACAGATGCACCAGAGGGGATACTAGAAGTTGAAGTTGCTGGGTATCCACTAACTGTTACATTACCTTTCGGGGTATTTGTGCCTGTAGTACTTGGAGCACCACCAAAAACAGATTTTAATATTTTAGCAGCTTGTTGGGCTTGATTTAAACTTGGGGTTGGTAATCCACCCGATGTTGCTGGAACACCACCCAAACCAACTGAACTAGCTTCAATAGGTTGACCGAAAGCATTAGTTGCTGGCAAACCATTTGCACCCAACTCATATGAAACTCCGGGCAAACCTTGACCTGCTGCACCAGTTCCTAAAACAGTATCTGCTGGTAGACTAGCATTCATTCCAACACTAGTGCCTGGTAATGATCCAGCAGAAGGCAACGCTGGATTTAATGAACCAACTGTACCAGTAGGTGCTCCCGTTGCAACACCAGTAGAAGTTACTGGGCTAGTAGTTGGTGTAGTAGTTCCTACATCGGGTTGATTTAATATAGAATCTGAACCTGGTGTTGATGTGGTTGATGGGGCAGTTAATCCAGTATTTGGATCAGCGTTTGGTAATGCTGAAGTAGAAGTATCAATTGATGCTACAGTATCACCACCAGCGGTAGTATAAGTTGTTGCACCACTGGCATCTGTAAGGGCCGTAGAGCCATCGGAAAAAGTAGTTAGTACCGAGCCATCTTCCATAGCAACACTGCTTTCTACAGCAAGATCTGATGCCAATGCACCCGATGCTGCACCGGCGGTTAATACTGTAGCAGCCAAAGCAGCAACAGTTGTCCATCCACCAGGAACAACACTGCGAACACCACAGTCAAGTGCGGCCCCAGCTTGACCAATTGTTTGAGCAACTGTACAAATAGTACAACTTACAGCATTCACAGCACTACACACAAAACAAGTTACAGTATTGCTAACACAACTAAAAAAGCAACAACCACCACCACCACCTCCGCCACAACCATGTAATGTCATAGCACGTGCAAATGGAATAGGTCGACTAGTAACTCTAGCACCAGTGGGTTGAAATGCTCTAGCGGGTAAAGAAGGATGGCATTTACATTTTAATCTCATACTAAAGCCATCCAATTATATGTTGATTTATCCGATGGTTGAACATCTACACCAGCCTTTTTTAAAAATCTAACAATTCCTTCGTTATCTGCACGACCATAAACAGCACGCAAATGTGAATCACGAATATGTTTGATAAACTCTTTCAAAGATTGCATTAATTGCAATGGAGAATCTTCAGAAAATAAATGTAATTCAGCATCTTGATTACCAATATGATGAACAAACAGTACTGAATTATTGGTGTGCAGAACAAGACCAGTACCATCATGCACATCTTTTTTCATGGCACGCAAAATTTTACGAGGATCGGTTCCTCGTTTTTGAGTATATGCTGTAACAATTTGTGTTGGGGTCATGGTTTGCATACTTGAGTTGCGTCGTAATTAGTTAGTTCCATATCGGGTTTAATGATGGCTGTAGAAGTTTCTTTATCAATTTCCATCAAGCCGTAACAACACACATTCCAATTTTCTGCGGTTTCGTCTTTTTCACTAAAAGAAGGAACATGAAGCTGGAAGTGCTTAAACAAATATTCTTGCCCATCTTCGAATACACGCCAAACATGATTTTTAGTACCACGTCCAGCAGTGCCTCTACTTTGGTTAAAACGAATTAGATACTTTTTCATATGATAATCGGGCCTTTCTTATTGCAAACTGGCTTCGATACATCACGAACATTAATGTTAAAATGAATAAAATTCACTGGATCATTGGAACCATTACGAGTAAACGAATGTGGTAGCCAAGCATTAGTAAAATAAAAACTACCAGCTTTTGGCTCAAATACCAATGAATCCGTTGCTTCTGTTGGTTTGCTATTATCTGCTTCTAGCATACCAGCTTGTTTTTTACCAGTTCTAGGATCATGGAATACCACTCTAGATCCACGCTCTGGAACATCTAAAAAATAAAATCCAACAATCTGCGTTCCATCATTATGGATATGCTCTTCCATGTTGGAGTACTTATAATGTGACTGACCCCACATAGAATGGAAATAAGTCTCTTTATGATCCATGGCATATCCTTGAGCACTAAGAATATTCCACGCTGTACCAACGGTAAAACTACAAAAGTCTTGAAGCGTTGGTTCTTGTACTAAATTACCAGTCATAATAACTGGATATACATCATTAACTTGTTTTTTCTGTGGCTCTATATGAGCATTAAACACATTACGAACAGCTTGTAAATATTCGGGCTTGTCAATATAATGCACTGCCGAAGAAAAATAATAAGATGTTTGTAATGTGTCCATGGTATCAAAAAATAATTAAGGGTACTTCAAGCTTAGCACATTTATGCTAAATTGTCAATATGCTGGACCGTTAATTATTTGTGTAAAGTCTTTTGCCCAAGCTTGCCATTCATCGTATGTATCTGGGCTTGGTACTGGATAAGAACCAAACATTTCCATGGCTGATATATTTTTAGCTGCCGCTTGCCAATTCTCTTCTGGGGCAAACATAACATTTTCTTGACCATAATAAATAATCATGTTTGCATTCCAGTCTTCCCAGCTCATCAACTCTGGAACACAAGGAAAAAACTGTTGTACCGATACCCGCTTGGTCATGGACGCTCGTCACCATATTCAGCAGTAATTACCAGTTTACCCATTTCATAATTGCCGTCAAGAGTATTTGACTCAAACTTTAATTGAATCAAACGGTGCTCAACACGAAGGTCAATTTTACCAGTATCTGGATTAAAGAAATATGGACCAGAGTCTTGTTCATCCTCTTGCATAGCTCCACTGGCAAATTTACGACCTAAAATGGTCATGGACATTTCACCAGATTGCAAGAAGTTTGGTTCTATACGACGAATATGCATACGACGATTAACACCAACCAGTGAATTGGCACCAGGTGATCCAGAAATCCAACTAATGTCACTGGTAGTAATGCTAGAATAAATTGCTGTTTCACCATTTAGAGCAATTTGGTTTTGACCGTATTCGTGTTGCCACAAATTAAATCCGCCAGTAACATAATACACCGGCTCACCAATAACAACCGTTGGTGAAAAGTTAGTTGAGCAAGTAATTAATGTAACACCCGGTGGTTTAACCGTGGTGTTATAAATATTTTTACTAGAAGTAATTGTATATGTTGGGGCTTCTGAGTTTTGCGAAAAAGTCAAGCTATCGCCGGGACTAAATGTGGCAGTTTGATCGCCAGCTAAATAAATCTGATTGGCATTAGCAACTGGCAAACTAGCTGGATGCTGAATGGTAATTTGTGGAGTACCATAAATGGGGTTGTAATTCCAATCAATCCAAATAGGGTTGGGGAATAACTCAGTGGTATATCCACAAGAACGTTGCGCCCCTACTGCTTGACCAGCATCATACCAAATTTTATCTTTGGTGTTATAAATAATAGCATCAGTACATTCTGTAGCGGTGCCACGGGGATAAAAGAACCAAATCTCATTGTAACGGGGAACTTTAGTTGCCCACACTTTTTGACGCTGTTCATAGTTGATGTTGTCAAATAGGTAGTTTACATTCTTATCATTTGGCACTACCACCACATTACCGTTATACGCATAGAAACGGTCAATACCCATCCACCAATAAACCCCGTCCATCTCAACTATAGCATTAGATGACATAATTGAGATTTGGCTAGAAATAATATCGTAATTCCAATAAGTTGATGGTACAGTTGATGCACCAGAACCAGCAGAATTAAATGAAACACGAATCAAACTATCAGTTGCCCAGAATAAGCCTGATGGTGAATTAGTACCACCACGCATTGGCATACCTTTTACAATCTTAGATGCCGATACGTTTACTTGGTTGGCTAATGGACCATTCCAATCGTAAAAGTTTTGATTGGTGTATGTTCCATTGACATTATTGTTGGCAATAAATCCATGTGATCCATATACAAAAATAAACGGATACAATACACAAACACCACCATCTACGCTAATTGGCTTGTATGTTGGATTTTGTCCTTGGCTATCTGATAATCCAGTAAATGACCAGCTGTAGTTAGCACCAGGAGTGATATTACCAACTAATACTTGACTCGGCACACCGTTATCAATGTTAACTAAGTTTTTACCTGGGTGTGCAAATACAGATAACTGACCGCCTTGTGGGCTAAACTGGGTATCAAATTGCCAGTCGTTTGTAAACGGACCATAAGATTCATCTGGTGTAAATACTGCACTGGTAGTTAAGTATGCAGTATTAATTGTATTTGAAAGACTGCCACCAGATACTGTTACTGTTGTAGCATTTGCGTTTGCAGAATACCGTGAACTAGTGATGGTAAATGTAGTTGCATTACTGGTTTGCTGGAATATAACGGTATTTCCAGCTGAAAATGATGTAGCGTTACTGGTTCCAGAAATGGTAAATGCAGTAGCGTTTACATAGGTAACATTAGCAAATGCTGTGCCAGGTAAAATGGTAACTGGGAACGGGCCACTACCCGTTGCAAAAGTTGTGCCGGTGGTAAATACATCGAGCTCTTTATAGTTACCCGCAAAAATATAGTTAACACCGTTATATGGCTGTGACACCATACCACGATAAATACCAACTAGGCTAGTAAAGATTGAGCGATAGCCACCCATCTTTTTAGGTACGCCACGCTGAAAACGACACCATACACCATCGGTATACTCATCGGTTTCAAAATAAGTACCATCACGCTTAATACCCGGTGGAACTGCTAGTGTATAAATCCGAGTAAACTGCGATGTATCTTGCTGAACGTTATCAGCTGCCATTTAGAATGTCCCGCCGCCAATTGATTTGGCGTTTAATGAAGCAAGCACATTAACTGCCGGAGTCGATGGATTAGAACCATCCATATTAACAATTTCGGTTCCATTTGCAGTTAAACCTAAAACACCTGTACCAACTAAATACATACCACTTGTTACATCATTGTTAAATGAATATGCTGGCAATGATGCTGAACCATTAGCAGCATAAAATAAGCCGGTTGCTGATGATGTTAATACATATAAATTAGTACCATCACTTAGTACTGTAGAAATATTACCAGCGGACAATACCAAAGGTGTCTGACTACTTCCTTGACATTGGAAAGTAATGTTATAGCCAGTTTGGTTTGTGTTATTAACCAGAATATAAATCTGGGTAATGGCCGGTAATGTTACTGCTAAACTTTGTGTGCGTGTACCAGATTGCGCAATATAAGTCTGAATAATCGGTGCATAAGATACTAAACTAAACGTATTGCCAACTATGGTATCAACATCGTAAGTTGCTGAGTTAAAAGTAACAGCTGACGGGGCCACCCAACCAACAGTAATGAACCCGCCACTAATAGAATCGTAAAAAATAAAACCAGAATCGCCCGGATTAGCAACAATTTCGCTATTGCCGTTAATTAAATTTGGCGTCGTAGCATAGATGTTTAATGAACCAGATCCGCTATTTCTAAAACCAATCCACCAACCAGCTGATAAATTTTGTACTGGAGGGAGTGTAAATGTACCACCACCAGCTCCCCAGTTAAAAGTAGCGCCACGGCTTGCATCGGTAATATTGGGAGAAGATGTTACATCGACTACGTTTTCAGTTACGGCCAATTTACCGTTAGAAGTAGTTAAGCCAGCTCCTGCTAAAGTAGCCGCATCTGCATAAGATGTACCAGCCGCAAATGTGACGTTATTCCAAACACCACCGGCAGTTGTATTATTAGTAAGATAAAAATACTTACTAATGCCCATTGGTACGCTAACGGAGTTTGCGCCCGTATAGTCTTTAATCGTAAAAGTATTTGAGCCAAGGTTGCGGAACAAAATATCCGCGCCAACCGTGCCTTGATCTGCTTCTGGTAAAGTAATGATAGCAGCATTGGCGTTAGCACTAGTACAAACGCAATCGATAATACGAGCAGCAGGTATCTCACCAACTCCTTGATTAACAATAGATGGCCAATAGAGTGGTGTGGGAGAACTGAAAGAAAGTGCATAATAGGATACATCCGTTGGGGTAACAACAGTCCCAGTGAATGGGCTCACAAAAACGGGAGTTGACATTATTTTTCTAACCTTTTAAATGTGTAGCCTTTGTGGCTTTTATGGCGAATCCAATATACACAAACTGACATATTAAGGTTCCTGAACCGAAGTGTTGCGATCCACACGACGAGAGTTGTCTTCTTTTTTGAGTGCGTTAAGTGCATCAGTGTAATATTGTTTCCAAACTGGCAACTTATCCAAAGCTTTTAAATAACCTTGGGCTTGTAACAAAGCACCATAAAGCATTGCTTGTGGAGCAATTTGAGTCCACAAGTTCTGTTGGTTATTAGCATCCAATGGCTGAATTTCAGCAAAGTAAATAATTTCCACTGGATAAGTGGCGTCTGGTTTTGGGGCAAAATTCCAGTTGCTATAATCGTAGTCAGCATAATATAAGGGCTGACCATTACTAGACTCAGCCAAATACTGCGATACATAATCTTGGCTACGCAACAAAATAGGCTCACCATTAATTTTCATAGAAACCGTTTTACGCCAACGAGCTGGTTTATTTAAAATAGTTTGGTTAGTTGCTAAACTGGTTTCTACAACAATTAACTGCAAATAGGTTTTTAATTCGGCAGCAATCGATGACTCCGCCAAAGCGATGAGGTTAGGGATCTGAGCAATAAAGTCAGCATCATCCCGCTCCATATATTGCTGGATATTGAGCACCAGCGAATCGTAGGTCATGATTACGCTCATTTTAAAACCTCATAGCCATATTTTTTGGCATTTCTATAGATCCTATTTGCAAGGGTTGCGTGTTTTAATCCTAAAAAATTGGCCAGTGCGGTAAAACTGTCATAAACAATACCGTTGTATTTAACTTTTACTTTTTTACGTTCAGAAGCAAGTTTTTTTTCTTTATCGGATACTTTACGTCCGAACATCCAAGGAGTTTTTCTTGACTTATTTTTAAGAGGACTAACGTAATTATCTCCGCGATATTGTGACACAGGCGGTTTTGCACCACCTTCAGCAATGTTCCACCCAATTTGTTTGGCTGGTCTAATTTTTGTTTCTAAATCGTAACAATATGTTTCTTCCCCAATTAAAACAACTTCTTTAATAAGGTTGTCCCAACCATATTTTTTAATCGCTGCTTTAAGATGTTGATTATCAGAATATTTGCTATGCCTAAACCACCTAGCTTCGATGTTTTTAGAAACACCAATATACCCCTGACTAAACATGTCAGTATGGTCTTTATGGTGGATCCAATACAAAGAAGTGTTCATCTGGTGTAGTATGACACGTTGGGTTGGAAATAAATTGGTGACTTATCACGATCTTCTTCACTAGCTTGCAAGAATGCTTTTTCAGCTTGCAACTCCAAATACTGAATACGTGGCATATCCACTTGTGGTAATTGTAATGCCAAGCTATGAGACAATTGCTTTTGTACACAATTGAGCCAACGATCTGGCACATAAATTTGGTTAGTTAGTGAACCTACATCTTGCATCTGTACTTCCACAACTAATTGGAACATTTGGAAGTCATTGTTTGGTACTGGCCACAAATACATAGAAGGCTCAATCGTACGATCAAACCAGTATTGCAGTGAACGAACTGATGGAAATTGCTTATTAGGTAAATTCCAGTAGTCATCACGATTTAAGCGAGCTAATGGAATAACTTGTTGGCTAGTTGAAAATACAATCTGACGAATGGAGAATGTAGGAGCTACAGTCTCACGCAAACGGTAATACAGATAAGGAGGCGTAGTACTGATGTTATAGTACTGCCACTGCTTATCAGTCATGGTAATCGATGGGAATTGCTGAACAGTTGTCCAATTAATCCCATCATTAGATACTTCGTAAGCAAAGTTATATGTTACCGTTTCACCAGCGGGTGCATAAGCATTAAAGCCAACATAGAACACTGGATTAGAGCCTTGGTACTGCAGTCCAAAATAGTTTTCACTAACGGTTGAAGTGGATACCAAATTAATGTTTTGAGCAAACACCGCTGGCGATTCTGGATTATCCGCTGGCAAATACTCTGCCGCTGTAGAATTGATAATATAAACCCAGTTTGCTTCACGCACATCAATCGTGGTTTTTGGTAAAACTAATTGCTGTTGTGCTGTTAAAGCGCCGTACAATTGGTTTTCCAATAACCACAGATTAACGCCACGATTAGACAAATTTTGCAAGTTGTAAAACAGAGCTTGCTTAGCTGTACCAATTAACTCAGGTGTCATCTCCTCTGCCGTTTTACCAGCATCACGAAATGCATATGAGATTAATTGGTCAACATTGATTTGTGTTTGACCAGTGGTTCCACTATAAGCCAAAATTATCTCCCGCGGCCAGAGACACGCTTAGGTAAGGATTTTAATTTAACGCCCTTATCGGCTTTGTTAAACTCTTTAGCTACTTTAGTTGGCACACCAACCTTTTTTGCAAACTTAGAATTGTGTGCCGCAGCAGCCATCAAGTGTTCTTGCGATTGTGATTTGCTTGGCATATTAGCAAACTTTCTTGCCAGATTTCTTTTTCATTAAGCTAGATAAACCAGATCCCATTTTTGCATCAGTACCACCAAATGGGTTAACAGATTTACCCTCGGCATATTTATTTGGCATTTCTTTAGCGCCAGATGGGGCATCAGCAGATTTACCAGATTCTTTGCTTTTAATATATGGGTCTTTGTGACCAGCTGGTTTGCTCTTTTCTTTTTCTACATCAGAGCCACGCAACGCTGGCTTTTCGCTTGCTTTGGAAGGAGCGTCTGCTTTAGCTGGTTTGATGTCTTTGGCTTTTTCAATGCTATCTAAATCGCCAGATTTTTTCTTAGCGCCATAAACACCAATTGCACCACCTTCTTTATACTTACGAACGGTTCCGCAATCTTTCTTAGAACGACCACCTTTTTTGAGCTTGATCTCAGTTGGCTCTTTGTCGTGCTCAGCTTCATCATGTTGCTTAAATGCTTTTTTGATGAGCTTCTTATCTTGCTCCATGTCGCTCTTTTCAGCTTTACCGCCTTTTTTGTAAGAGCCACCGCCACACATTGCTTTAACTTGCTTGCCTTCTTTGAAGCATTGCATTTTGGGTAATGATTTAAATCCGTCCATGATATATCCTCGAGGTTAATTGAATTGGGGAGTGATCAGCTCCTAATACTACTTATGCAAAAATAGGGCAAAAAATGCCCTAAATTGCAGTTAAAAACAGTTCTCTTTCTTTTTGCCGGCGAGTCTTTAAAACGGGAGGATTACTCCAATTTAAAAAGGCATTACCAGCTGCCATATAGTCTAGATTGTTAATATGGTGTACTACTTCGGAACGTTTAAAATTATCTGCCCCAATATTGAAGCATAGGCTGTACAGGGCATCGTATTGGTGCTGGTTAAGGGGTGCCCTTATCGATTCATTAACGGCTTCGTCACACCACTTTAAATCGCTTTTAAACAGGTCTTCTACTTGCTGATCTGTTAGGGTGGCGTGCAATAGGTATTGCTCATCGGATTTAATGAGGTGGCCTACTCCGATAGTCCAAAGCCCTTTTGAGTCTTGATATGCCTGATTGCGCTTACCCTCAAAATGGGTAATAAAGTCAAATGTTGATTTTGTAATAGCCACGATTTGTTGTTCCACATTTTGCATTATTGGGGTGTTTTGCAGTACCCAAATTAACGTGCACAACCAAATAGCTAAAAATAGCCTTTTATTCATACAGCTCCTTTTTTAAGGGGATTACTTGGCGTTTTCGAACGCTTGAAGTTCTCTAAGCTGCTGAGCTACTTTGAGGTATTTGGAGTTGTTTTCAGCTGCGACGCTGAGGATGGTAGCAAGGTCAAGGGAGGTGGGGGCTCCATCAAGGCTGCTGGGGGCTGAGGCTTGACCAGTTGCACTTGCGTTGTACAACCTAACATAAGCATTAGGAATAGCACAAGTACCGTTGTTATTAAAACGTACCGTACTAGAAATTTGTTGCTGAAGACTGGCATTGACATCACCCAGTTGTTCAATTTGCTTAACGTAATCTGCAACCAGACGGTCGCCTTGTTGTTGTATATCATTAACTTTTTGCTCCGCTTCTAAATTGGACTTTTCTATTTTAGCAATATAGTAGTCCGATGTCCAGCTATATGCTCCATATCCAGCAATTATGCTAGATGCGCCAGCCACAATGAGGTAGATGTAAATACCACCAGCTAGGCTGGTGAGGTTAGTTAGGAGGGTTTTCCACATGAGGTTCTGCGTCCCGTTTAAGCATTACAGCCGCACCATGAGCGCCAGCGATGATGCCAACAGCCTCAGCAAAGTCTTTTAGTGCTGGCATGTTGTTTTCAATCATTTCATAGCCCGCACCAAACATGACTGCCAAAAGTGAGAGCATCCAAGACCAACGGCCAATGTCGTGGGTCTTGTTGTCTTCACCGGTAAGCAGATCATTAAAGATCTTGCTGACTCGTTTCATTTGTTCAAAAAGCCTTGGAACAGATTGGCCAGAATGGCACCTAAAAGAGCCGCAGCACCGCCGATGCCGAGTAGCAGTCTCCAACCACCATGAGCCTCAGCTAAGGTTTTCTGGATGGCTTGGATGCACTCCTTGATCTCTTTCATCTCCTGAATCATCTTGTCCATGTCGGCTTGTAGGTGCTCAATGTCATTGGCATGGGTAGCAAGCTCCCTTGCGGTTTTGATTGGGTCCATCTCGTTCATTGTTTTTATTTACCTTGCAGTTTACGAGCCTGTTCTCTAGCAAAACGAATAACTGGAGGCACATTGGCATCATCTTCAACAGCGGGGGCTGGAGTTGGGGTTGGCTGGACTACTACGGGTGCTGGCTCGGGTGTTGGAGCAGGAGCCGCCTCAGTGGCTTTGAGCACATCTAACTCGGCTTGGATGGATGCAAGGAGATTTTCAGTAAGGGACATAGTGGTTTCCTATTAAGCTGCTGTTTGTGTTGCCCAAGGAAGCGGTGTGTTTTGTGGGCTAACTGGTGGGTTTACGATTGAGGCAATTTGACCATCAATATTTGCATAGTAATTTGCTTGATTATCAGTAGCTTCGTTAATCCAACCTAATACGATTTGCTCGGTGAGGTTAGCATAAGGAATAAATCCTGACTCTTTAGCTTCTTGTGCGAACTGAATGTTGCCGTCAATAGAGGCAGTGTGAGTGCCGTCTGTGCCAGATACAGTAAATAACACATTAACCACATAATCAGGGTTAGGTGTGTTTACTGTGAACATCGAGTTAATAGTTGTTGTGTATGTTGTTGCCATTTTTATGCTCCTAATTTAGCTTTGAGTGCCGCAATTTCGGCTGCTTGGGTTGTTACTAAGGTGTTGAGTTCTTGAACGGCTTTAACAAGGAATGGAATTACACCGCTATTATCCATTTGCTGATATTTAGGTGTGCCATCTTCGTTTACAGCATCTTTTTCACCAGTTACGCAATTAGGTAATACTTCTTGAATTTCATGTGCCAAAAAGCCATCATCTTTACGACCATCTATCCATGTAAAGCTAACTGGATTAAGTGCTTCAATAGTAGCTAAAGCATTTTGAATTGGTGCTACATCAGTTTTTAAACGATAATCTGAAGTAGTATTAAATGCTACAGCAGTAGTGCCGTTTTGAGTAATAGAACCAATTGGTGAATTATTGTAGTCAAAATAAGCATAAGCTGTGCCACTAGAAGTTCCACTTCCATGACCTGTTACCGAAAATGAACCGCCTCCGTTATATTGTGTACCAAAACCACCATTACCCCAAGTTCCAGCAACTACGACACCAGATGTTAAGAAATTTCCAGAACTATCCCACACCGCCCTAGGATTACCATCACCATCAGATAACACAATGTAGTTACTTGCTGTACGGATGTCTAGACCGCCTTGATTGCCAGAATAGCCACCAAGAATAGTATTTTTGTAACCTGAGGTCATGACATAACCAGCACCATTACCAGTTGCGGCATTACCACCAACAAAAGTATTTCCGTATCCTGTAGAAGAATAACCAGCGTACGAACCTACCATTACATTGTAGTTTCCGTTTGAAGCGTTATTAGAATAACCAGCTTGGTTTCCTAAATATACATTACCATTACCGACTGTTCCACTATATCCAGCTTGATAACCTACTGCTGTGTTATTAGATGCTGTTGAATTAGATGCTAATGCTCTAGAACCAATAGCGGTATTGTTTGCGCCTGTAGTATTGCTGGATAAAACACCATTCCCTAAACCAGCATTATCATTTCCTGTTGTATTGGCGTAAAAAGCAGGATTTAATACACCATTGACATTTCCGCCAACAATAGTGTTATTGCTTGCTGTATTGTTTTTGCCTACTAAAGAACCAACAAATGTAATGCCTGTAGCGGTAGTAGATGAATAACCAGCTTGATAACCAAAAGCTGTAACATCTCCAGTAGTATTACTATAACCAGCTTGATAACCTACTGCTGTGTTGTTAGATGCGGTAGTGTTTGAATAAAGAGCATAAGCACCCAAACCAGTATTAGTTAGTCCTGTTGTTGTGCTATATCCTGCATTAAAACCTAAAAATGTATGAAATCCATTGCTTGTTGAATTAAATGTAAATCCAGCACCACTTCCAATAAATGAATTTCCACCGCTAGTTGCTGTTAAATTATAGCCAGCTTGATAACCAACATACAAGTTATTTGCAGCAGTTGTAGTGGAGTACCCAGCTTGATAACCTACTGCTGTGTTATTAGATGCGGTGGTGTTTTGTGATAAAGCGTTTGAACCAATTCCTACGTTAGAACTTCCAGTAGTGTTATTTTGAAGGGCATAGTTTCCTATTGCCACTAAATCTGTGCCTGTTGTATTTCTAAAAGCAACACCAAAACCTAATCCTGTGTTATTACCACCAGAAGTTGTTCCTTGTAAAGCATAATAACCAAATGCTGTGTTTTGAACTGCGGTTGTATTTGAGGCTAATGCACTACCCCCAACAGCCGTATTATTAGCGTTACTACCACCACCCTTACCAACAGTAAGACCTGATATAGAAGCGTCATTAGCTAAAGTTAAGCTAGTGCCGTTAAAGGTCATATTGGCAGAACCAGCCAATGACCCGCTTGAGTTGTACTGAACTTGGGTGTTTGAGCCACCAGCCACGCCAGCACCGCCTTTACCAGCGATGATCTGCACAACACCGGCGTTGTCTTTATAGTACAACTTGCCGTCGGTGATGTTGATTGCCAACTCACCATTGACGAGGTTAGCGGCCAACGGCGCTGTAGCCGCTGTGGTGCTGTAGTATAACGAAATTGGTGTGTAGCCTGTAGCTGCCATTTTTATTCCTTATTAAGGTATGCTAATACTTCTATTGGTTTTACAAACCGGTCATTTTTGTGTTCGGTGGATTCCCACCATAAAAATTGATTTTCTGTTAAATATGACCGGTCTTTTAACAGATTGATGTTTTCTGGATGTCCAAATATTAGTGGATCAGATGGGCCCCATAACACAATGCCCGAAACACCTTCATCCCATGCAAGATGTTGGAAAAAACTATCTACACCAATCCATGTTTTGCATTGCCATAACAGTTCTCGCAATGCTGCAATTGGCAAGTTGGTTCTAAAATCTGGCACAAGCTGTTTTTCACCTTCAACACCAACTTGTACAACGTGCATAGTTTTTTGCAATTCTTGTACAAGTAGTTCCCAATACGGATAGTTTTTTGGGTTTTCTTTATTTGTTCGCAGTTTTTGGGCGTACGGCGCGATGATAATCACAGATACAACTTCCTATATGCGTCTTCTAAACTACCCTTCCAATTCCACTGCGCCATCTTTTTATAAATGTTCCAACAATCAATATCACCGAACATCCTTTGTGCTTCTTGTATTGAGCTGCCTTTTACTACTTCAGGATAGCATGTAAAAACAAGGGGATTGCGAACACTAGGCAAAACGTGGCTAAAGACAATATGGTCCCCAAGACCAGAATTAAGCACCACAATAGTGTTGTCTTTGTGCTTGAGGATATTTTTAAATATTTGCTCATCATGCTCAAACATCTCCATTTTAGAACCATCACGAATACCGCCTTGTGGGTTCTTTAAATGCCATGTTACTGCGTTTGGTACTGCTAATAATTTGTAGCCTTTGTGATGCAGACTCCAGCTGAACAGCGTTTCTTCACGATGGGCAACTCGAGAAAGTCCCAAGTTATAATCGCAAACGCCAGCTCTATAAATAAAACTGCAATACAAATGCTCAACTTCTTTAACATCTTTTATTAGCCCCCACTGAATGTTAGGCTCGTTTTCAATGTTGACAATTAGTCCAGTTGCTTTTAAATACTCTGGCATATGGGGTGGGTTTAATACTGAACCGCCAACTGCACCAACATCGTCACTAATATGTTTTGCTAGATTTTCTAATACATTACATTCGGGCACTGCATCATCATCTACACGCCACACCCAATCGTAACCCATCGTGTTAGCTTGCTGGTGGATGTGGTGTTGGCCTTTTTTACCAGCAAACAACCACTCCCACTCAATTTTCTTTGCTGCTAATTGCCAAAATAAGTTTTGGTATAGCGATTCTTCTCGCATGTCTTTTGGTTCATCATTATCATCAAAGATAACCAGTTTGTCGACTTTGCAAGTCTGGTTGATGATTGCCTCTAAGACCATAGGCAATGTGCTAAAATATCTACCGCGCGTGGCAACGCTACATAAAATTTTCATGCAGCTATTATACTATTAAAATGTACCGCCAGTAACCCCGCCAGTGATTGCTCCAGTAATTGCGTCAATCGTCAAACTGGTATTTACATACACTGCTTGGCTGCCCGATGTGCCAGAAGAAAAATGCACATAACCGGGATTGACTGTGGTGTTGGTAGCTACTGTAACATTGGTTGGTGTAATACCACTATAACCTGATATACCGCTATAGCCAGAATAGCCGCTGTAGCCACTATAACCGCTTACGCCGCTGCCACTAAATCCGCTGATACCACTAAATCCGCTGATACCACTAAATCCGCTGATACCAGAATAGCCACTGTAACCAGAATATCCACTTACACCACTACCGCTATATCCGCTGATACCACTAAATCCAGATATGCCGCTGTAGCCAGAAAATCCGCTGATACCACTATAGCCGCTGTAACCAGATACACCACTACCGGAATAACCAGAGAATCCGCTGATACCACTATAGCCAGAGTAGCCACTATAACCGCTTACGCCAGATCCACTAAATCCACTAATTCCGCTATATCCGCTGTATCCGCTAATACCACTATAGCCAGAGTAGCCACTATAACCGCTTACACCAGATCCGCTAAATCCGCTAATACCGCTAAATCCAGATATGCCACTGAAACCGCTATATCCTGATACGCCAGATCCGCTAAATCCACTGATGCCACTGTATCCGCTAAATCCGCTGATACCACTGTAACCACTAAAGCCACTGTAGCCGCTTACGCCAGATCCGCTAAATCCGCTGATACCACTGTAGCCAGAATATCCGCTGTAACCGCTGTAGCCGCTTACTCCACTACCGCTAAATCCACTGATACCAGAATAGCCACTAAAGCCACTGATACCACTAAAACCTGATATACCACTAAATCCGCTGATGCCACTATAGCCACTAAAACCACTGATACCACTATATCCGCTAAAACCGCTATAACCACTGTAGCCAGAAAAACCACTTACGCCATTGGCAATTGCCAAAATGATGGCTTGGTTGTTTGTAAATGCTGATCCAGTGGATAGCACTAACGATACTGGAATTGTAAAATAGTTACCAACTTGAGTTGGTGCTGCGGTAATTTTCCATGTCTGTTGATTAGCGCTACTGCTTTGGTCTTGGATGACAATCTCTTCGGTTGCCATCAACAATTCTAAAAAGACAGTAATGTCTACGCCGTTAGCTGCAATCTTACTGACATTTAATTGTGTTGCGCTTGTCTGTGTGGCATTATTCCACAACAGATAATCAGAACCGGGATCACCGCTGGTTGCACTGGTATTGGCTTTGTAAAAGTAGTAACTACTTGATACGCCACTTGCACCACTAAATCCACTAATACCGCTATAACCGCTAAAACCAGATTGGCCACTAAAACCGCTGTAACCAGATTGGCCACTAAAGCCACTGATGCCAGAAAATCCGCTGATACCACTATAGCCACTAAATCCGCTGATACCGCTGTATCCACTGTAGCCTGATGCGCCAGATCCACTGTATCCACTATAACCACTATAGCCACTGTATCCGCTGTAACCAGACACGCCGCTTGAACCAGAACTTCCAACACCACTATAGCCAGAATAACCGCTATAACCTGATGTGCCTTGCTGACCACTATAGCCAGAATAGCCACTATAACCTGATTGACCTTGTGGACCAATAACAGAACCACAATCAATTGTAGAGCCGTTGGTTTCAGTAAGGATTAAATGGCCAGAGCCATTAATTGTTGCTGAAACAAATCCGGGAATTGGGCCAATCGTAGATGTTGTACCATCGGAATAGTAAAAAATGATGTCATAGTTTGGCAACAACGCCACTGACGTGATTAACTTTCCGGGTACGACAAGATTGGCAATTGCCGAAACAAGTACCTGCTTTGATACGCCTTTTTGTACGACTACCGTTACTTCATTGCCTGTTAGGGTTGTAGCTGTCGGTAGCCCTGTAATCGGTTGATCAGCCATTTTCTCTTATGTATAAGTAAAGCCGCCATGACTTGTGGATGTGCCAAATGGCGATATCACAGTAACGTCAGCAAGACCTGCCATATATGCTGGAGTTACGGCTGAAATTTGTAATGAGCTAATTAATGTAAATGTAGCTTGTTTGCCAGCAATAACCACAGAATAAACATCTGTTAAGTTGTTGCCATTGATTAGTATTGGTGTGCCACCAGCTGCTGGACCTGTATTGGGGTTGATTGCACCAATGACAGGATTCAAACTCATTGTGGAGTATGGTGAATTGTTTGCATAAGACAAATCACCAGATGCACCAGAATCAGGAGGAACACCTTGAATAAAGATTGAGTCTGGGCCTTCTGTAAATCCACCGGGCAACAAAATTTCTTCTGGTGTTAATGCAATAGATACATCTGGGCGCGGAAACCGCAAAGCAATGTTTTCAGTTTGCAGTGCGGGTAAGCGCCATGGGTCAAAATTATCTTTGTCATCTTTGCAGACCCGCATTCCGGGGAAATTGGGATCTGGCATTAACTCGACGTACGGAAACTTCCTGCTGCAGCGATCACAAATCCCTACAGCAAGAACCGAGTTTCCACGAGTGTCAAGATAAACAGGCATTTAATTGCCTTAGATTGCTGAAGCTAATGCTTGACCATCGTTTTGAACTAAAAAGCCTTCAATATATGCTGCAACGTGCTGAGAAGAACTATCGCTTGTTGAAAAAGCAAAAGTCAAATCCGCTTTTTGTTGGAACACATTTGGCGCATAACGATGCACATCTATAAACAATGTAAAACTAATTTGCGCGGTAGAAATATTAATACCGTTTGTAGAATTAGTCAGATTATAGAAAATGTATACGTTGCTAGATAAGCTGCTACCAGACCAAGCATTAATACGGTTTAGGTAAAATGTGTAACCATTTGGTACAGTATAAACTGTCATTTGGCTACGACCTAATCCCGGATTAATTTGAGCGTAAATTGTACCGCCGTTTGAAACAGTGATAGTACCAACGTTGCTAACTTGACCAGAAGCCACAGCAGTCATGGATATGCTGTTAATACGCAAAAACTTATTAACGGTAGTTACGCCAGATGTACCATTTAAAGATACAATTTCAGTTACTTGATTGT